ACCGGATGGCCGCGCGCCCCCCCTGGTGCCGTACACTCTCACGCGCCCCCCCCTGGTGCCGTACACTCTCACGCGCCCAGATTTTTTTGACTCGCGCTTTTGACCAATCATATTGCGCCTGCCGCGCCTAGATATTTCAAACAACTTGGTCAGTAAGTTGTTGATCGGTCTATAAATGAAAAGCTGATTGGTCCCTTTTCTTTAACTCAAAATGCCTAAGCGGGATGCCCCATGGCGCTCAATGGCGGGAACATCAAAGGTCAGTCGCAATGCCAATTATTCACCCCGTTCAGGCATTGGCCCAAAATTCAACAAGGCCTCTGAGTGGGTTAACAGGCCTATGTACAGGAAGCCCAGGATATATCGGATGTTAAAGACCCCTGATGTTCCACGTGGATGTGAAGGCCCGTGTAAGGTCCAGTCCTATGAACAGCGTCACGACATCTCACACACGGGTAAGGTGATGTGTATCTCCGATGTTACACGTGGTAATGGAATCACCCACCGCGTGGGTAAGCGTTTTTGTGTTAAGTCTGTGTATATTTTAGGGAAGATTTGGATGGATGATAACATCAAGTTGAAGAACCACACGAACAGTGTTATGTTTTGGTTGGTCAGAGACCGTAGACCGTATGGAACGCCTATGGATTTCGGTCAGGTGTTCAATATGTTCGACAACGAGCCCAGTACTGCTACGGTTAAGAACGATCTACGTGATCGTTACCAGGTTATGCACCGGTTTTATGGCAAGGTCACAGGTGGACAGTATGCCAGCAACGAGCAGTCTATTGTGAGGCGATTCTGGAAGGTGAACAATTATGTGGTCTACAATCACCAAGAGGCTGGCAAGTATGACAATCATACGGAGAACGCTTTGTTATTGTACATGGCATGTACACATGCCTCTAACCCCGTGTATGCAACCTTGAAGATTCGAATCTATTTTTATGATTCGATTATGAATTAATAAAGTTTGAATTTTATTGAATGATTTTCCAATACATAGCTTACATAGGCTCTGTCCGTCGCGAACCGAACAGCTCTAATTACATTGTTAATGGAAACAACGCCCAATTGATCTAAATACAGATTAACTAAATGTCTAAACCTAATTAAATAAGTTGACCCAGAAGCTGTCATCGATGTCGTCCAGACTTGGAAGTTCAGGTACGCTTTGTGGAGATGCAACGCTCTCCTCAGGTTGTGGTTGAACCGTATCTGGATGTGGTATACCCTCGTTCTGGTGTATAGAAGGTCCTCTACGCTGTATATCCTGAAATACAGGGGATTTTCGATCTCCCAGATATATTCGCCATTCTCCGCCTGAGGTGCAGTGATGAGTTCCCCTGTGCGTGAATCCATGCCCCGTGCAGCCTATGTGGAAGTAGATGGAACACCCGCACTCTAGATCAATGCGTCTCCTCCTGATGGCCCTCCTCTTGGCTTGCCTGTGTGCCTTCTTGATAGAGGGGGGATGTGAGGGTGATGAAGATCGCATTCTTGATAGTCCAGTTCCTGAGCGATGTATTTTCCTCCTTGTCGAGGAATTCTTTATAGCTTGCACCCTCACCAGGATTGCAGAGCACGATTGATGGGATCCCCCCTTTAATTTGAACTGGCTTGCCGTACTTGCAATTTGATTGCCAGTCTTTTTGGGCCCCGATTAGCTCTTTCCAGTGCTTTAGCTTTAGATAGTGCGGTGCGACGTCATCAATGACGTTATACTCCACTTCGTTCGAAAAGACTTTGGAATTGAAGTCTAGGTGTCCACTTAAATAATTATGTGGGCCTAATGCCCGAGCCCACATTGTCTTCCCTGTCCTTGAATCACCTTCGACTATGAGACTTACTGGTCTCTCCGGCCGCGCAGCGGAACACCTTCCAAAATAATCGTCCGCCCACTCTTGCATCTCCTCCGGCACGTTAGTAAAAGAGGAGAGTTGAAACGGAGGAACCCATGGTTCCGGAGCCTTCATGAAAATCCTATCGAGATTTGCCCTTAGATTATGTTGTTGCAGAACATAATCCTTTGGTTGCTCCTCTTTTAGGATTTTAAGGGCCTCTGCAGCTGAGGAGGCATTCAATGCCTTGGCGTATGAGTCGTTAGATGTCTGGCAGCCTCCTCTAGCAGATCTACCGTCGACCTGAAATCCTCCCCATTCCAGTGTATCTCCGTCCTTCTCGACGTAGGACTTGACGTCGGAGCTTGATTTGGCTCCCTGAATGTTGGGATGGTAATGTACTGACCTGGTTGGTGAAACCAGGTCGAAGAATCTGCAATTCGTGCAGTTGAATTTCCCCTCGAACTGGAGAAGCACATGGAGGTGAGGTTCCCCATTGTCGTGAAGCTCTCTGGCGATTTTGATGTATTTTTTCTTGGATGGGGTTTGGAGTTTAAGTAATTGTTCTAGGGTTTCTTCTTTGGATAATAAACACTGGGGATATGTTATGAAATAATTTTTGGCTTTAATTGAGAAAGAACCCTTTCGTGGCATTCTTGTAAATAAGAGTGTTCCCCCGATTGGTCTGGCTTCAAAAACTCTATGCAATCGGGGGAACTGGGGGTACTTAAATATAAGAAGCCTCAATAGAACTTTCAATCTCGTTCACACACGTGGCGGCCATCCGTTATAATATT